CACGGGAGACCGAGTAGCCGAACTCGCCGATCGACGAGCGGAGCCGGCCAGTGTCGACGGGGGCGTAAAACTTCGCTCGGGCGGTAGTCTGCCTGGCCGCCCGCTTCACCAAGAGAATGGCGTGGGCGGTGGGGACGCGATACACCTCTGAGCGATTCCACTCGATTCGCGTCCGGGCCACCGCCCACCACCTTCTACTGCTGGGAGTCGCTCTTGGTCGACTTCTTCGCGGCCGTCTTCTTGGCCGGCTGGTCCTGGTTCTCGTCCTGCTTCTGGGCCTCGTCTTCCGGCGTCTGGCCGGCGTAACGCTCCGGGTCGTTGCCGTCCCAGACGACGTCACCCTCGCGAGTCACGTCACGCGGGGTGCCAGGGTCGCCGGGCTGCGGGGCCTGGAAGTTCGGGTCACTCATTTTGGGGGCTCCATAACGATGCTGGGGGTACCAAAGGATTCTCCCGACTGGATACCCTCCAACGGCGGCCCAGACACCAAGTCGATGTATCCCGCCCCGACGAGGGAGATCATGACCGGATCGTCGTCGTTCTCGAAGGTCAGCTCCTCGTCCTGATCCATGACGCCGAATGCCCTATTGGTTCGGTAGCGCCAACGCGGCTCGCTCATATCCACCTCCTAGCAAGCACAGTTCATCGTGGCCACGATCACCGACAGTGTGCCACCTGTGCAGCCGCCACCCGAGTTCGTCGGTTGCCACACCCCCATGATCAACGGGTTGCCTCTGGTTGCTGGGTCGGCTTGCAGCTGTTCATCGAGGCAACAGGCTGCCCTGGTCATCGCCTCCCAGTCGTTGGCAACTTGGGTGGCCGTCGCCGTCCACGCGTCGCACGAGGGGAGGTCGACGGTTTCCTGCTGGGGCTCACAGCGGAAGACTCCCATCTCCAGCTCGACAGCGAACTGAAGGTTCGTGCAGGGCGTCCACGTCTCCAACTGGGCCGGGAACTCGTGCGAGGGGAAGATCCGGGCGATGCGTACGTACGCTAACCCCTCACAACATTGATCTTGAAACTGGTTGAAGTCCGCGTACACGACATCACCGACCCGGAGGCAGCATTGAGCCGGCGGATTCGGGTTCGTCGCCAATGCGTCACACAGGCACTCAAGCAGCTGATTCGCCAGCGGCAACGCCATATTGTCAGCCACTGGTTGTCATCCTCGGTGCCGGCATGTCGGGGGTGATGACACGCAGCGGGTAAGGCAGTCGGCGCGGATTGTAGGTACGGATCAACTGATCAACCTCGGGCAGCCCCGTGAAGCCGTTCTCCATGAGGTTGTCCAGGCTCACCATATTCACTGAAACGCCCTGTCGAGCGATCTGAGCAGCTCGGCCCGGAAGACGACACGTCGCACCTACGCATGCCTTCGCCCATTCACACGCAAGCGTCCCCGCTGCCACACGCAGATCCGAGGGCACTTCGACGCCCTTGATGTAGCTGACCTCGAAGAAGCCCTGTCCGGAGTCGACATTCAGGTTGGAACACTCTGGCCAGCAATCCCCATCAGTTCTGACTAGCCACTGAGAATTGTCGACTCGGTACGCGGTCTCAGTAAGCACCGCACCATTCAGGTTGACCTCAAGTACCTGGTCAACCGGGCCGGGAAGCCACACCTGGCATCGAGGCTGGCAATCACATGCGCAGTCGCAGCCACAATTCCGCCAGACGCCAAGGGCATCCATGTAGGGGATCCAGCTGCCACCATAGAACCCCCAACCCCATATCCACTGCCGGGTGCCGTTATAGCGACCGCACGGCCGGACCGTCTGTGGGCACAGGCCGAACTGGCGGCCGGTCGCCGCCCAAAGCACCGTCGTGGCATACGACGTGGCGGCGTCCCTCACGGCAGACGAATAGGACTCCCAGTCGGCGCAGCAGGTGACGTCAATCGTCCACGAGCACGGAACAGTCACAGGCCCTCACAATGTGGCTCCAGACGACCGGGTGGCCGAACCTTTCACCTGATGGTATGCCAGTCGGGGCAATTATCTGGCCCTGCGAAGCATCAGTGATCGTCGGCGTTCCGAACGCCTCGGCGGACGCGATTCCGGTCGGGCTGATGGTCACCTGACCGGTAGTAATGACTGGCGTTCCGAACACCTCACCGGAAGCAATCCCGGTCGGGGCGACCGTCACTGGCCCCGCTGCGACGACGGGAGTGCCGAACGCTTCCGCCGATGCAATCCCGGCAGGGGAGATGGTGACCGGGCCAGGCGTGAGTGTTGGTGTCCCAAACGCTTCACCGGATGCAATCCCGGTGGGACCGACGACCTGAGCGCTTTCATCGGCGACGACGGGAGTGCCGAACGCCTCTGCCGATGCGATCCCGGTTGGACTGATGGTGACAGCACCCGGTGTGATGGTGGGAGTGCCGAAGGCTTCCCCGGATGCGATCCCGGTCGGGGCAACCGTGACCGGGCCGGGCGTAATGGTAGGTGTCCCGAATGCCTCACCTGAGGCAATGCCGGTTGGGGCGATTGTCACCGCACCTGGCGTGATGGTGGGGGTGCCGAAAGCCTCACCTGATGCGATTCCGGTCGGGCTGATGGTGACAGCGCCGGGGGTGATTGTCGGTGTGCCGAGAGCTTCGCCTGACGCGATGCCGGTCGGGCTGATCGTTAGCCCGCCCAGGTTGAAGTCGAAGACGGGGGTAGGGCCGGGATTGTCGACGGCATCGACGCTGGTGCCGGTGATGCTGGTCTGGTCGGCACCGTTGCCGGTGTCGTCGGTAACTGGAGTGGCAGTCGAAGCCTGGTTCAGTCGCCACATGGCGGTTGGCGACAACGCGAACCAGTTCTGGGCCGACGTCTCTAGCGTCTCGCCGTTCGTGTCAGACAACACCGAGTTGTAGACAACGGCGCCACCCATCTTGCCATTTAATGGAAACCCACCGGGGGCGTTGCCGAGACGCACCTCGACGAGGGCAGTGGCGTCGTTGTCGAGGGTGCCGGATCCGTTCGTCCACCCCACCCAGGCACCCGTGGAGTAGTTGTACAAGTTGGCGGTGGGGGTGGCTGTCCCGGATGCCTTGCGGACGACGAAGAGGTACCAGGTGTCATTGGCGATGGTGAAGCTGGCACCGAATGTTCGGCTAAGACCACTGAGGGTGATCTGCAGGGCGCTGGCGGAGCTGTATCCGATGCTGGCCCGCTGGTTGGTGTTGACGCCGCCGTTGAAGCTCAGCAGCGCCTGAAAGCCGTCAGTGGTGGAACCGGATCGCTTGAACAGGACGGCGATGGTGAAGGCACCGTTGAAAATGTTGTCAAGGGTGCCTTCATCGAGGACGATGACGCTGCTGGAGAAGACCCGTACCGCCATGGGTCACCTCCGTCAGAGCGTGAAGATGCGGTTGGCTCCGTTGTCCCATGTGACGGTGATGTTGCCACCATTCGGAGTAACGGGGAAACCAGTGGCGGTGTCGATATAGGCGACCAGCCTGGATGTCGCGTCCGAGCCGGTGTGCTGGTAGATGATCAGGGCTTCGGACTGGTCGCCGGTGACCGAGTTGAAGGTGACATCGTCGGCGTCCGCAGTCCCGTTCGTGGCCGTCTTGTTGGCCAGGGCACCAGAGACCGCCACCCGAGCACCGGCCGGGACACTGGTCAGAAACTGGTGGGCCTGACTGAACGTGTAGTCCGCCAGGTCCACCAGGATGACTCGCATGTCCTGACCGGTCCAGTCGAGGTCGCCCTCCAGGAAGGCTTGCCGCCCCAGCTGGTAAAGAACGTTCGCCATTGTCTATCTCCTACGCAACCACGACGGGGGCGGACGTGTAGGCCGGACCGGAGAAGTTCAGCGGGTGATACTTCACCGTGTAGGTGCCGGGGGCGGTGTAGCTGTGCGGAACCGTCGCACCCGAGGTGACCGTCTGGAGAGGGGTCGCGTCGCCCCAGTCGATCACGGCCGGGAGGGTGCCAGTCGGTACGGTCAGTGACACCGCCAGCGGTGCCGAGCCAGCCAGCGGGCTAACCGTCACCGTCGGGGTGACGTCGGTGCAGCCACACGTCACCGTGGGCGGCGGCTGGGTCGTCACCTGCATGTGCCGGTGGTCACCAGATGCGATCGGCACCAGCAGCGGGCTTGGGGTGCCGGTGCTGAGTCGAATCACGTCATAGGGACCAACGCCCCATAGCGAATTCGGCTGCGTCCGGGCCGTGATAACGAAGTTGGCCGCGCCGTTTTCCAGGGTCAGGTCACCGACCATGCCCTCCACCAGCCAGGGTAGAAGGAAGTAGCCGTACTGAACAGTGCCACCGGAACAGTTGTTCGAGCCGCCGATCCGCGTCCACGCCTCGAAAGCGAAGTTCGAATTGTTGACCGAGCCCTGACGGGTGCGGAAACCAACTGCCACCGGCGTGGGTGTCGCATCGTTGAGAACGAGCGGCTCCGCCGTGGCGATGTTGTACAGCTCCGGATCGACCTGGCAGAACGTAATCGTCACGTTGATCCACTTGAGGATCGGCGGTGACGTGTCGGTGATACATGGCTGAGCGTCCGCATTGAGCGTGAAGTAGTCCTGGCGGTCTTCCAGCTCAGCGGTCTGCTCAATGGTGATGATGCCGTTCGACGTCGCCGACGAGCAGGTCGAATCGACCACTTCGCCACAGCTGCCCAGCTTGGTAAGCCGGACAGCCGGGACGCGGAGAACGGGATAGCAGATCGAAGGCATGGATTACTCCTCGTTCTCCGCCTTGGGCTTGTTCTTGGAGCCCGGCGGACGGCCGCGACGCTTGGGTGCGGGCGCCTCCTCGTCTACGACCTCCGCCGGGGCCTGCTCCTCGTCGTCCATGTACTTGTCGTACAGGTCGTCGGGGACGATAAAGGTGACACCATCCGGGCCATCCGCAGTGGTCCGAATGTCGTTAGGGTCGTCAGTCAGCGCCAGGAGCTTCTTGGCCACCTCGCGCGTTTGGCCCTTCTCGGGGACAACGGTTGCCATTAGTTCTCCTATGCCGGATCCAACGTGACCGCAGTGCCCAGTACGGTGCAGTCGATTGTGATGACGTATTCACGCTCGGCGAGCATGAATGCCTGGTTCGTGGTGCGGTTGAACGAAGACGACAGCCGCGAGATGTGCACTTCTGAATCGGGCGTCCGCCAAATGGTCACCTGGCCGGTGATGTACATCCACGACGTACCGGCAGCCGGTGCTGCTCCCACTGGATCGAAGCCGGCGTAGTTGCCGATCGACACCAGCGTGCCGGCGGCAGTACGCCATCTGCCGTTATCCCAGCGCAGTGCGCCACCCTGCTGAAGGCGGGCACCGAGCAGGTGCGGCACATGCAGCGTCCCGGCCAGGCCGTAGGTGTCGTAAAACGCTTCCTCCAGGGCCGCGACGGAAGCCGTCACGCCCTCCGTCGTCGCCGCGACGGTGAACGCGTCCGGGTTGTTGGAAAGGCCCGGCGACTGGCCGAACAGCTGCTGGGAGAAGATGTTCTCCACAATGGCCTGTTCGCCAGCCTTCAGCTTTTCCATTACGAAGGTGCGGGCGCGGGTGTCATCTAGGCCGACCAGCCCACACGTCATACCCGCGTAGACGATGAAAGGCGTACCGACGATGACGTTCGGCGTCTCCGCGAATTCCTTCTCTGGGTCGGAAGGGCCGCATTCCACTTCGAGGCCGGCGGGCAGGCCGCAGACCCCGGTCTCGTATTGGACGCCACCGCCGCGAGCCTCAACCGGCAGCGTGAGGGGACCGGTGGCAACCGTGAACAGGCCGTACCGGTCAACGATCGGAACCGGGTTCGGTACGAAGACCGGGCCGGTGAAGACCGCCATCTGCCCCTCCTCTCAGTTGAAGTCCAGGCCCCCGGGCAGTCGAGGGCCTGGAACCTCGGTCGATTAGGCGCAGGTGCGGGCAGCGGTCGAGCTGGTCTCACCCGACGGGCAGAGCGGCAGGGTGTAGAGGCGGGACAGCGGGCACATCCGCATGACCGCGAACCCGTCCTCCATGAACAGCTGGGTGACCAGGTTCTGGGGGAGCAGGACCGAGTCGTACAGGGAGTCGATGCGGATGACGTCCTGGCGAGCGAGAACCCACGTGCCGGCGGGGAAGATCGGCACGGTGACCTCGTTGGCCAGGGCGGTGATCGGGGTGTCCGCACCGGGGCCAACACCGGCCGCCGAGAAGGCGTCCCGGAAGTCGTAAACCCACTGGGCACGGATACCGCGCATGGCCATCCAGGAGGTGATCATCTCGTCGGAGACGGCCATCTCGGCGACGCCGGTGCGGCGGGACAGGTCCGCCCGAACCTGAGCCTTGGCCCAGAGCGGGAAGATCGCCTCCAGGGAAGCGCCGGTGGCCAGGCGCAACCGGTACCGGATGTCCAGGGCGGCGATCTCCAGCGCGGCCAGGAAGCCAGAGCCGGCGGTGTTGTCGGTCGGGCTCGCCAGCGGCGACAGGTCGATGGCCGCACCGGAGCCGGCCACGATGTCCGCGATGATCTGACGGTTGACGTTGTGCGCCTGGGTGGCGATGGCGCCCCGAACGAAGTCGGCGACGAACTCCGGGTAGGCCCGGTTCTGGAGGATGGCGCCGGTGAGGCAGAGGACCGCGACCTTCAGGCGGTCGTCCACGAACGGCGGGCAGGGGATCTCGACGCAGGTCTTGGCGGTGTCGGCGATGACCTGGGCCTCGGTGAGGATGTTGAAGCCGGTGCCGGTGCCGAAGATGGCGTCGAACTCGATGCCCTGGTTGTGCCGGATGCCACCGCGCCGGGCGACCACCTCGGGGAGGTTGACGAGGCCGTCCGTGGTGACCTGCACGCAGGTGTTGTACAGCGTCTCCGACGGGGCACACCAGCCGTTGGCCGCGACGAGGGAGTTACCCGGCAGGCGGGACTCATTGGCCGCCCATTGGAGCTTGGTGTGAACCAGCTCGTCGCCGTCGGTCTGGTTGATGACCAGCTGCGGGTCCTCGTACTCGCGGTAGATCGTGGCGACGGACTGCCGACCGATGTTCGACTTGCCGCCGTACGCGCGGGTCTTCTGGACGAATGCCTCGGCGACCTGGGTCCACGAGTTCAGCTCGGTGCCGGTCGGGATCTCCGGGACGTCGGCGCCGACTACGATGCGGTGCTCACCGAACGGCCGCTCGGGGGCCTGCTCTACCTCAAGGGTGGCAGTCGTCGTGGTGTGTGGTGCGACGGCAGCGATGTCCACCTGCTTGACCGCGACGGCGGTCGAGGTAGCGGTGGTGCTGGTCGTTGCCGGCTGGGTCTCGATGGTGGCCTCGACGACGGGCTCCTCGACGACCGGTGTCACCTCGGAAGTCGAGGGGGCGAGGGCCTCAAAGCGGGCCGAACGCTCGCGGCGCTTCTCGATCTCGGCGTCGGCGTTCGTGATGAAGCTGAACAGGGCCTCGCCGCGCTCAAGCTGCTCGTCGGTGACGGTCTCCGGGTCGGTGATGGAGGCTCGCAGCGCGGTCAGCTCGTCCTGAGCCACCCGGCGCAGATCCTCCAGGCCCGGCACCGAGAAGACGGTGAGGTCTTCGGGAATGGTGAACATCTGGACCTTCCAGGGTCGAAAAGGGTTTTTCGATCCACAGCAGGCCCACAGCCATCACCGCGCTTGTACCACAAGATACATGAAAGTCGTACTAATGCGGGTGACGTCTTGTCTTGATCTCCCCCGGGGGGCATCCTGGAGGAGTGAGAGTTTCTACGGGAGGGAGAGGGTATGTCTGACGATGCAAGCGTCCAAGGACTACGGGACAGCATCAACGTCGAGTTGGACTACATCGAGAAGATCGAGGCCTGGGCAGCAGAGATCAGCCAGACCTTGGACCAGATCACGCCGTTGCACCAGCTCGTCTTCGCGGCCAGTTCGAGCACCTATCCGGCGGCGATGTCTGCCGGACTGGAGACGATCAAGCACGGCATCGAGGAGGTCTACCAGGGCCTGAACGCCTTCCGCGACGAGGCAACGGTGTACCTCAGGGAGCTGTAGAGGGTCTTGACAACTTCTCCCGTCTGATGCATAGTTGGCTCACAAGTTGGTAGGGGAGAGAGGGGGTAGCGGGTGCTCAGGAGGGTTCAGGCCATCTGGCACAACATGACCCACCAGCACGTCACCCTGGAGAAGGAGGGGGTGGCCACAGTTGATCTGTGCGCCCCCAACCGGGTCTATTTCGGCAGAATCAAGGCCCACCTGACATTTCATGACGAGACGCTGGCTTCGATCACCTTGCCCGATCTCACGCCAGAAAACTCCAAGGTGCTGTTCAAAGCCCGAACCCCTTTGGAGATGCGTCAAATCGCCGTACAGATCATCCGAGGGGAGGTGACAGGCAGATGAGGGTCAAGCTGGTGTACGAGCGCAACACTCGAAACAGCAACCTGTACACAGCCAAGGATTACGGAGGCGTCCTGGTGAACGTCTACGTTCCCAAGCAGCCCCGACCGGTCTCCGACTTCCAGATCGAGATCCCGGACGAGGTGATCAACGGGAAACCGTCGAAGTGAGAATCTCGTCGGCGATCCTGGGGGCGTTTGCGCTCGTTGTCGTCGCGGCGGTGTGTTTCGCTGGAGCGGCGGTGTACGGGGGTTGGCAGATCTGACCCGGGAGGGGTAGGGTACAAACGAACAGAGCGGAGTGGCGCAGTCGGTAGCGCGCGGGGCTCATAACCCCGAGGTCACCGGTTCAAGTCCGGTCTCCGCCACGGCGTGGGGTGTGTCATTCCAACGTATCCCTGCCGCCAGTACCGCCCCGATCGATGAGCCGGGGCGGTACTGGGCAACTGTGCACCATGTGGTCTGGATGCCGGACCGGAGGAGACGGAATCGTTTGACCGGGAGCACCGGTTGGTGATTCGCCGCCTGGCCGGAGAAGAGATCGACGCGGGCGAGGCCGCTGCCGTTGCTCGCGAGAAGGAGAACTGATCATGTCTGGCGGCGGCGTGCTGGTTGACCACCCGTGCCCTGAGTGCGGGTTCGATGGCCCACATCCGGTCCTGGGTACCGACTGCGACTGGGTACTCGTTGAGTGCGGCTCGTGCGTCAGCGAGTTCTCGACGCCTATCCCGCCCGCATCCTTACCGCCGGGCGATGCGGGTGTGGCTTCTGCTGTGGCCCGCGAACAGACCAACGACGAGGAGAACTGATCCATGACCGACCAGCAGATCGCAGAGATGACCGAGGCCGACCTGACCGAGTTCGCCCGCCGTCACTTCGCCGAGCACCCGGACGACATTGCCCGGGACGTGTTCAAGGCGATCCGGGACAGCGGCTACACCGGGATCCTGCAGGGCTTCCAAGTCCACGAGGGTAGATTGTCAGGCTCCTCCGGTCCATCCAACATAAAGGGAAGGTAATGCGGGGAGACAGTTACAACTGCGGTCCGAGCTGCGACAACTCGGGTGGCCGACGTAGGTCGGTGAGCAAGTACACCGAGATCAAGCCGGGCATGAAGAAGCCGTAGGTACGACCACTAAAACTTCTCTCCCCAGAGAAGGGGAAACCCCCGGCAGGGTTGACCGCACAGGTCCCCGTCGGGGGTTTCTCTATTCATGTGTATGGCATTCACAGATACATGGGGCGGCGCAAAACTTACATGTCGCCGGTATCTTCCGCTCGCCATCTACGCGGGTCACGGATTGGCAGTATTCGTGTTCGCCGTGCAGGCAGGCGGTTGACAGGTAGATGTGCGGCTCCCCATCAACCTTCGTTATCACGCCGCGCCGGCCGGCTCGACAATCATCCAGGCGACGACCGAGGTGTCAGCCGCCGCCGTGGAAATTGTAAAGCTCGTGCCCGGTACGCGGGCCGAGACGCGGAGCGGGGAACCCGGCGTACCACCCGGCGTCTGGACCGTGAGGAAGATCCGGCTGTTCGCTGTGACATTGGTGTTGTTGACGGTGACCGCGCCGTTCACCAACGTGGCCACGCCCATGAATTCGTTGGCGCCCTCTTCGAGCTGAAGGCCACCACCTACCCGAGCCCCACCGGCGATGCCGACGGACTCGCCATCGCGGATCGTAAGAGCGCCCATCGGCCTCTAACCTCTCTGTCTACTTGCGACGGTAGGATCCGCCGCCTGCTTTTGTGATTTCCGTACGAGCAGCCATTTCGCTGCTCACTTCCTTTTTGCTTTTGTCGGGCAAGGTGACGATGTATGTTTCACCGGCCTTTGACCCGTTGCAGGCGCAACCCATCTCTACTCCTCACCAAGTAGCGACTTCACTCGAATCCGCTTGTTGCGTTGGGCAAGCGTCTGGAGGGTCTGGTCGAGTTTCTTCAGCCGGTCAATCTTGCTCAGCTCAAGGTGATGTTCGGGTGTCGCGTTGTCCCCATCACCCGTGGCGACGACGATGCCGGCGGCCAGGAGGGTCTCGTCGATTTCCAGGTCGTCGGCCGAGGCTCGAAGGACCGGATAGCCGGGACTATTGACGGCAAGGGCGGCCACAAGTTCGAGATTGCCGTTGATACGTCGCCAGTCCCCGGACAGTGGGGATCGGCGCAGTTCAGCGATTCGCTCGTCGCTAAGACCGGCCACTGTCGCACCGGCAACCCAAATGCCGTGCTTGTCCTCGCCGCACGTAACAACTGCGACGGCCGCGCAGCTATTGTCGTAATGCTCAGCGGCCGGAACGTATCCCAGCTGTGGATCGGCATGCCCGCCTCCCAAGGTGATCTTGCCTACCGGGATGGTCTGCCCGGAGTCAAGTAGGAGGCTACCGACCTTGAAGTGCTTGTATCCGGCATTACTGCGCGGGGCGATGATGCAGCGATTGCCGATGCCGGTGTGGCACACGTTCCAGGCCGCCAGGTGGCCGTAGACGCGGCCGTCTTCCTCGACGGTCAGTGGGGTAGGCCCGGACAACTTCGGGTCCGTGAACCAGCTTGCAGGGGGGCGGAGGGGGGCGGCAGCTGCCTGCTGGGAGTCGCCGCTGGACGTCCAGTTGTCCGGGATCTCATCGGCCAGGCCGAGGGCACGTGCTCGCTTCATGATGTGCGCTCGAATCTTGTCGTGGGGTGCGTTGCCCCGACCTACCGCGCGGATGGCCTTGCGGAGGTCTTCCGCGCCATGGTGATCGGCGTCCCGGATCGGGTATGAACCATCTGGCAAGGCCCAACCCTTGCTGGCGGCCTGGCGTCGGGCTGCCTGGTTCAGCTTCCCGGCGTCAGGCTCGTCCATGTTCGGCTCACCACCCTGGTCATCGAAGCCCTCCGAAGCGCGAACCTCGTCGGGCGTCAGTAGCGGCAGCTCGATTGCCGCCTCCGCCTTCTTGGTCGTGGAGATCGGCTCGCCGTGCTGATCCCGGCCGCCACGCAGCCACGGCGGCTTCACCCGGGGATCGCTCCACGACTCCTGGAACACCGCGTAGATCTCGGTGATGACGTCGCGGAGGCGATCCTTCTCCTGATCGGAGATGTTCGGCAGGCCGCCGTGTGCACCGGACAGCAGCGCCGCCGCCGCGTAGACCGCGTGCGGCATGAGGATCAGCTTGCCGTCGACAACATCGGCGATCGGCAGACGGTACGAGTCCCGGCTGGTCGGCTCGCCCTTGTCGTCGACATACAGGAAAGCGGTCCGGAACTTCGCCGGCTGCCCACCGGACCATTCGACCAGACGGCCGATGGCGTCGTCGGCGTTCCAGTCCTGGTCACGGGGGCCGAGTGGCATGCGCTTCCAGGCGGTCGAATTGACCGCGAAGGCGATGTTGATACCGGCCGCCGTCAGCGAATCGAACATATCAAAATCGTCGACAAGGATTTCCACTTCAGCGAAGGCCGGAAAGGAGACCAGGGTGAAACCCATGACCTGGCCCTTGGTGAAGCGGACCGCACTTTCCCCGCTCATGCTGGGATGCGGGACGATTTCGTAGGTGACGTCGGAGACATCAACGCTGGGGCCGATCACGCCTTCCTTGAGTAGGTAGACGGCCCGGGTGACCTCGGGGACGATACGTGGATCGAGGAATCGACCCTCTCCCCACCAGCCATCGTCCTGAAGGTAGGCCCGTTCCAGCTTGCCGACGGTGACGCTCTGGGCGTGCCCCGAAGAGGTCTGGATTTGGAAGTTCGCCGGCCGGGGCAGCTTGCGGAAGCTGAGACTGTTAGCGGCGAACATGCGCCGGTCACCAGTCGGCTTCTCGATCGGGGCGAGCAGGCCTCGATAGCGGATGCCACCGGCTGGGTTCATCGCGGCGTTCAGGGCCGCAAGCCCCGCCCACTCCTCGTCGGTGATGTCAAATACTTCGACATCCGAGGTGGACTCAACCTTCTTCTCAGCAGGCCATTCACCAGTAGCTTCATGGTGAAGCTCGGCGCATAGACCCTTCGGGTCGCGAACCTTGCCGGTGAGATGACGTACACAACGGTTAAATGAGCCATCAGTCCCCCAGCGAATCTTGGCGGCACCCTCGCCCCGAGTCCAGTAATTGACCAGGGTTCGGGTCGACTCTTGGCTCTTGTCGATCGCCATCAGTCCGTCACCACCAATGCACACCTACACCAGATGACCTGCTCGGGAGGCCCGGTTGGGTCTCCAGGGAATTGTAGGGGCCAACCCCCTACATTGAATGGCTGTCGGAGGGGTTGCAGTTGTCCGTCTGCGTGTCGGTGGTCTGGTCGGGTTCGCTGGTCATTCGTAGCGAGCCATCGCTTTCGTAGTCCAATCCCAGCCATTGACTCGGACTGGAGGCCGGCTGCGTACGCCCCAGCGTTGTTCGCTCGGTTCGCTTCCGTGACGGCAATGGTCCGGGCACGTTCGGGCCACCTTTCTGAGTTGGTCATCGACAACACCGCCTCGATGCGGGCGGCGAGCTGGTCAGGATCGTCGCCGTCATTCACACCGTCGTTAATCTCGGCGAAGATGAGGTGGTAGACCTCGTCCGGGATCCGGACTAGAAGGTTCTGCGTGAGGGCAAGTTGTGCCTGGATGAACGAGTCGGTCGATATGAACGGGACATCCAGACCGAGCCGTTCAACGACTTCTTGCCAACCCTCTTCGGAAATCTGCTCAAGATCGTCGCTAACCAGGCGATCGACCTGACCATTCCACCACGGCGCGACTTCATAGACCCCTGCCGGATCTGGAGACAATCTGAATCGTCGGTAGGCGCCCAGGACCGCATCGATGACGCGTTGGAGGAATTCACCAAGGATTCGGATGACCTGGGTGAATAGCCTCTGTTCCTGGCGCATCGTCACAGGGCGCCCACCTCACATAGGTAGGCCTTGAGGAACTCTCGGGAGTGCGGCAGAGAACGCAACAGCAAGGTGGTGCAGTAGTTGTCGAGGACTGTTTCAATCTTCGGCTGCGCATGGAAGCGAAGCCCCTCGGCAAGGGATGGCAGTTCGTCCCAGGCGCCGAGGAGCAGCTTCTCGGAGTGTTCGTAGTCCTTGACCTTGATCTTGGTGTGGAGTTCGTGCTTGGGTACGTGCTTCCATTGCTCGACGTGGGCACGAGTTAGCAGCCGAGCCCCGGCCACCTGGAGAGCGCGGCGAACTACCGCATCGGCAAGGACCAACTCGGCCGACGGCGCCTCGACGTACTCCAGGCCGGCGATCAGTCCATTGGACGTACCGCCCTGCCGTTGGGGACGGGTATTACGCGGAAGGTCAGGGGAATTCTGACCAGGCTCGCTACTATCGACAGCACGCTCTGGGGCCGGTGGAGGGGCTGGCCCCGGGGCGTTGGGGTCACCTTCAGCACCCGGCGGCAACGCGAGCGGGTCGACTTCTTCGATCTCGATGCCGATGGCTTCCCGGATGGCGACGTTTTGGAACAGCGTCGGGTCACGCAGGAGCAATTCCTTGATGAACCGGGTGTTCTCTTCCTCTTGTGAGGGGGCGTCGATCGACTCTTTGTAGTCACCGGCGCGACGTACCGCCTCGGCGGAGACGATGCCTCGCTCGAAGAGGTTAAGGGTGTCTTGGAGCCGGTTCGGCCGGACAGTCAGGGGTGCGGTGTCGAACCAGAGGCAGTACCGGTCGGGATCCTTGTCGAGGGCCTTCAGGGCCGGCTTCAGGTAGGCGTCGGTGAGGCCGTCACAGATCCGGGTCATCAACGGTTCGATGTGGATCTTGACCGCCGACTCTTCCACATGCCAAGCATTGAAGTGGTTGGTCTCACCGGTGCCGGAGAGCACCTCCGGCGGCATGTCCATTGCCAGAGCCAGACGCCGAATGGCTTCATCGCGAAGCTCCCGTGCGTGCTCGGACATCACCGACTCGAACGTAATCGGCTTGTCCGGCATATTCGCCAGGTCTTCAGCTGGCATCTCCACCAGGATCGGCACCACGCCGGCCGCCGAGCCCTCACCGGACAGGGATGCCTTGGCGGCCTCAGCCAGCTCCACCATTAGGTCACCGGCGTCACCCGTAGTGCCATCAGCACGCGGGAACCGCAGGCCGGCCGGGATCGGCAGGATGCCAGCACCGATCAGCCGGGAGTCGATCTGACTGAACACGTACCGGGTGAGCCGCTCCAGCTCCAGGAGGATGGGCGTCGCGGCCCGAGTAGGACTGTCAGCCAGGTCCATCATGCGGGGGTGCGGCGTCCACAACCGGATGACGATGTCACGGCCTGGATTGATGTCCAGCCAGTCAGCCCGACCCCTCTTCAGCTGAAGACGGTCGCCGACGCGCTTCAGCTCAGATGGGGCGACGACGAGCCACTTGTCGCGGCTGCCCTGGTTGGCCTCGGTGTTCTTGGCCAGACCGATCAGGTAGCACTCGCCGGCCACGGTGAGGGCGATACCGATGGCCCGGAGAGCTTCCGCCTTGCTGGCCGGCCCACCGAACAAGGTGTCCGAGATGGCTTCGATTTCATCGTCGTCTTCGACTTCACCACCGACGCGGCCAAGTTCGTCGACTTCAGCGACGTAGATCCGCACTCGTGAGCAGGCGGAGCCGACCCAGCCGGCCGCGAAGTGGAGTTCACCGATGCAGTCGTAGAGCCGCCAGGCCTCGATCTGCCACGTCTCGTCCCGTAGTCGGTAGTACCGCCAGGAAGAATCGTTGAGCTTTACCTGAGCGGCAGAGGCGATAAGGGAGTTGGCCACCTCGGGGATGACCGCCAACTCTTTCGTCCTACGGAAGGCCATCGATCACTCGTCCTTCTTCACCGTGACCGTTGGCTCGAATGTCAGCAAGCTGCTCGCCAGCTGTGCAACAGCCAGGAAAACAAGGATCGCTAACCAGATCTGGCTGTCCCACAGGAACGTTACTGCCGTCATCCCGGCAGACACCCATATGCCCATGCACCAGGGGCAGCTCACCAGGTAGAAGAACCATCCGTCCTCCCCGGACTTCCGCAATACCCACTGTCGAATAGGCAGACTGATCTTATCGTCCACAATAAGCCTGGTCACACGCGCGACAGCGAACATTAGGACGATGAGTGTCAACGGGTCGGGCATGGCCATATCGTAGGCCCCCTCTCCCCTAGTAAGCGCCGTTTCCGGCAGTCGGCAGCCAAACCTTGCGGGCGGAGAGGATTCGAGCGGCTCGCTTTTCCCCATCCATGAGGTGTCGAACGGCATGGACCATGGCGTCCAGACGGTCCGGCGACTCCTTCGAATTGACCGGATCCCACTGGATCATCTGGGCTTCGAGCTTCTCGAACTTGCCGATATGGTGCACCCGACCCTGCTCGTATCGGTTACCAACCGGCTCAGCACGTAGCTGCTTACCCTGGTTCGCATGGATTTCTGCCATAGGTGGCTTGTGGTTGCCGGCCGGGAAGACTCCGCGCTTTTGCAGTTCACGGTAGGCATCGGTGAAGACCTGCCGCATCCAAGCCTTACCGAGGTTGTCCTCGTAGACGAGCGAATCGCACTGGTACCGGTCAAAGACAGCCCAAGCATGGAGGGCGGCTTCTCGACCGACGAGCCTCGTCGACTCATCGGCCACGATATAGACGTGGTCCCGGTGGTCCCGGGACGCGACTACGACGCCCATTTCGTCTGTGGCCCAGCGACTGCTGTTTTCCTCGTCGCCGGAGCTGAGCGTGGGGTCCACGCCCACCGTTCGGTGAGTTACGACTTCGGGGCCGATCTTTACACGGTTACCTTCGATGTCCGCCCATTTGAAGAGGACGCCATCGAGAGCTTCGAGCATCTCCCCGTAGAGTTCCTGACGACCGATGGAGGTGCCTTCGTACCGTAGCTTCAGCTCCTGAAGCACATGCGAGGACAGGTTGGCGGCGTTGTCGAACGTGCTGCCCCGCACGATGGAGACGGACCCATCGCGGCGTTCCAGCCACTCCATGAGCAAGTCGATCGGCTTGGGCGTGGTGGTGACGAAGGCACGCGGATGATCGCCGATGAGGTCGGCACGTAGGGACGGCATGATGCCTTCCACCCACGACGCTTTCGGATACTGCCACTTGGCGATCTCGTCGAGCCACGCGTCGGCGGCGTTGTAGCCACGGCCGACGTCGGGGCTGTCGGCCCCGCCGAAGTAGATGACGGCGTCGAGACTGCCCGGAGCGATGACGATCTTCGGCTTGGGGTTGCGGATGTACTTGTACTTGATGCCTCGCCGATCGAGGACGCGGAGGATGCCGGACGGCCCTTCGACGCAGATGGACCTGGCGTCGGAGAGGGTTTCGCCGATGACCAAGCGTTCGGTGGGCGCACCAGACCGGTCGCGGGGGTACTTGAGTGTGCGGTCGACGATCCACTCCGCGCCGGCTCGGGACTTCCCCCAGCCACGCCCGGATAGAACGAGGTGTACGAGCCAGTCGCCGGGTGGGGGGATCTGCTCGGGGCGGGCGGTCCACCACCACTCTCCCCGGACGATCTCGTCCAGGATGTCCTTTTCTTGGCGCATGAGCCATTCGCGACGCTGGTCCGGAGGGAGGCATGCCACCCTCTGTGCCAGTGAAAGACTCATAAAGTGATCATATGTGACCCCCTCCCGTCGAGCTTGACGACACGGGAGGGGAGGGGTCTAAGATCTCCGTATGCGCTTCGCCTGGAGTACACCCAAACGACCGTCCTGGCGAATGATGCGATATGCGGTAGGGCGGTGGGGAATTCTGGATTCGATCATGCATGGCCTCGGTATCCGTGGCCGCCTCATGAATAAGGTGTGCGACCGCTACGACAAGGAGTTGGGCGCATGAGCCTGGAGGCACAAATGGTCCAGGTAATGGAGGAAGGTGTTCGACAGATCGCCTCGGCCTTAGTCCCCATGCATGTTGGTGAACTGCGCCAATCGTTCACGGCGGCAAGTGGGTGGTGCGCTCCCCTTGATCCTGACGAACAGCGTCGACTACGCCGTGAGCGCAATGCCCATCGGAAACGTGAAGCACAGTATCTCCGCGAGAAAGAAATCCAGTGGGGGATGCGTCTAGCGTGCGGGTGCACCAAGGACATATTGGAAACCGGCTGGCATGAGACCGGTTGCGAGATTGTGGGGGAACACCTATGTCGCCCGGTGACGAGGCAGCGGCCGGCCGCACGGCAATCGCCAACGGTCGTATACGCAGCCTGAAGGAGCAGTTCAACCTGTCCTGGCCGGTGATGGCCAGCCTGATCGGGGTCGACGCCGCCTCGTTGAAGATGTGGGTGGACGGCACGCGGGAACCGTCCCATGCGTCAGCGCGGAAGATCGGCGCATGGATGATCGAGGTCCAGCGGTCGTCGAAGGAGTTGAACGGCGCGCCGGCACCCGAGGAGCTGGTGTCCCTGTCGATGGCTGCCCAGTACCTCGGGATGAGCTACGCGACCGTCCTCGAAAAGTGTCAGGCACGCGAGCTAACGTGCGTGGATCTGGGCGCCTTAGGCGTCTACATCCTCAAATCAGACATTCCGAACTTGGAGACGTTGTGACCGGCGACCCGTGGTCCATTCCAATGGTGGGCTTGCCCTCCGAGGACGACGGTTCGTGCAAGTTCGCCCCGACCCCATCGGATCCGACGTGTAGCAAGCCGGCGGTGATCCACATTCTGGGGCGGGCGAAAGGTTGGGGGAACGTCTCCCTAGCCACCTGCGTCGAGCATGCTGGCATCGCCTTCCTGGCTGTTGACATCTCTCGTATGCACTCATACTCACCGAACTGTTGCCCTGGAGTACGCGATGAAAAGCAAGCCGGCTGAGCTGGAGCGTTGCCAGCACTCCCTGCGTGATCATGTCGTTGATCCCGGCTCAGGGGATTCGGTGTACTTCAACCGGCCATGCATCCTCGTCTTCCACACCCAGGAAGATTCCAAGGGGCGCCCGGTTCATCAGGACGAGCGGGGTCGAACTTGGTCTTGACTCACGCGGAGCTTAAGTCAAAGTACGTCCAGCTGAGGGGGGACCGTGGGGGAGTTGTGCCGGGATTGTGGGGGTCGGATGGACCCCCTGATCAAGGATCAGGACTACCACATCACGTGCGGCCCCCGGAAGATGGAGGACGCGGTCAAGCATCGGATCAAGGAAGTGATTCGGTGGGCCGACAGCCAATCGGAACGCTCGTTACAGATGGGCCTCGGCCCTTCCGAGCTGGGCGAAGAGTGCGAGAGGTATCTGGCCTATCGCATTGCGGGTGTGGTTGGCCAAAACAAGTACATGGATCCATGGAAGGCCATCGTCGGTACGGCTATCCACAAGTGGCTTGAGGATGCGGTTAACCAGTATCAGCAGGCGCATGGCATCCATGAATTCGTCACTGAAGCAGTGGTTCCCATCGATGACCTGGTCACAGGCCATTCGGATCTGTTTTGGCGGAACTGCGTCTGGGACTACAAGTCAAAAGGGAAGGACAAGCTCAAGCAATTCCGGGCCAACGGCCCGACCGACAAAGAGGTCGATCAGATCCAGCTCTACGGGCTCGGCCAGGAACGGCTGGGTAGGAAGGTGGAATATGTCGGAATCATCGCCCTACCTCGGGACGGCTGGCTTGAGGACATTAGCGTCTGGGCAGATAAGTATGACCGCCGATATGCGCAGTCTGTTCTGGAAAGACCTTATCGAATCGCTGGAGGACTCCTTCAGCAATCCGAGATCAACTGGGAGTCAGTTCCGGCTCACCCTTCAAAGCTCTGCGGCTTCTGTCCGTTCTATCGAAGTGGTGGACCCGCTGATAGCACAGGTTGTCCTGGAGATACCCGAAGTGCGCTGGATAGAGCTTCGGAAGGATTGATCGTCCCCAAGGGGGAAGTGTGACAACGGCATACAGCAAGGCACAAGAAGACCCTCACTGGCGAGCGATCATAACCAAATACTTGGCAGTGGATCCGGACGACCTGACGTCGGCTCAAGAGGCTAAGAAACAGAGGATTGAATATATCGATCAAATGTATGAGATAGAACGACAATATGAACTTAAAGAAGAAAAATGGCAGTAGGTGATGTTCATGACGTGAACGGATACGTATTCCAGGAGACCTTGCATGGTCCCAACGTCGAACACAAGTGCATCGATTGTGGCGGCCGAGCCTACGGTGTCCCCGATCGAACTGATCATCGATGCCAGCCTTGTACTCAAATCTTCCACGGGGCGAAGACGCCAACTCAACGAGTCCTTGGCGAAGGCAAGAAGACGCCACGACTCGGACCAGGACTAGCCGAAGCAAGGGCAAGAGAAGAATCAGATGCCAACCTTTAGTTTCGTCATACGCTGCGACGACAATGGCCACGAAGACAGACTGATCACCATCGAAGCCAATGATCCACAAAAAGCACTCGACCTGCTGATGATCGATCTAAAACAACTTATCCGCGACTACGACGCCAATCCAAATGTTTTCGAGGACTAGCCATGACTGACGGCAACGAATTCCTGATGCGGGGGGGTACCCCCTCAGTAAAGTTCCCCGTGCTCGGCTCGACCATCATCGGCGCGGTGACGAAGCCGATCAAGGTCACCGAGGTTCGGGATCCGGCCACGAAGGAGGTGAAGCGCTGGCCGAACGGCGACCCGAAGATGCAGGTCATCATCGAGCTTCAGACCGAGCTTCGGGAGAGCGACGACGACAACGGCGAGCGCACCCTGTGGGCGAAGGGGCAGATGCAGAACGCCATCCGGGACGCGGTCCGCGAGGCAGGAGCGAAGGGGATTCTGCCGGGCGGTGTGCTCCAGGTGACGTGGTCGTCGGAGAAGAAGAGTTCGTCCGGGCTCCAGCCGCAGAAGATCTACTCGGCCAACTACTGGCCGCCGGAGCAGGTACCCCAGACAGTTCCCGCCGCCTCGGCGTGGGAAGAATCTGGGGCACCTCAATCCATGCCTGCCGAGCCCATGCGTACCCCACCCAGTCCAGCGATGCCCCAGAGCGCCTCGCCCCACCTGGCCGAACCCATGCGGACGCAACAGTATCAACCGCAGGCGGTCATGGGGGCTCGCCCAGTATCGACGCCGCCGGCCCAGGCCGGCCCGCCACAGTCCTTCTTGGACAAGTTGCGGCAGACCACTGCGAATCAACAGGCTTATCATGACCAGCGTCAGCGTGGTCCGCAGGGCCAGCCGCAGGATGAGGAGCCACCGTTCTAATGGATCTTGTAGAGGTGGGATACATGATGAACGGGGGCTTCGCGAAGAAGATCCTCGTTGGCCAGATACTTGACGTACAGATCCTGGCGGATGGCCGGGGAGCTGTCCACTTTGTTCGCGGTGAGGGCACTAAGGACTTCATTGTCCGGGATTGTGCATACATCGAGTGGAAGTGCACCGACGAGGAATGAAGTAGCCACCAGGTACGTTGGAGGGCGTGACACCCGAGGGAGGGGGTTACGCCCTCCGCTCGTTTCCACGGGGAAAGGAGACTAGTGAAGATCAGGAAAGCCGTCACGCTTCTCATCACTCTTGGCGTGGCCGCCACTGCTGTGGCCGTCGCCGGATTGGCCACCGCAGCCGACGCCAAGCCGAGGCCTGGACCGACGATCACCACCAAGTACTACCGGTCGCTAACCCCGCCGCCGGTGGTCATCGACGCGACACCGGAGGCCGCCGGGGCGGCCGTGTACGCCATCAACCTCTGGAACGCGTACACCAGCACAGACATCCTCTGTGCGGCCGACAACGACGGCAACTGCGCCCACATCACCTGCCCCGACATGAACAACTGCCTGGTGCTGCGGATGGGCTCTCTGGGGTTGACCGGCCCGGACGCCACCCTGCGCTCCTTCGGTCCCCGCAAGGCATTGATCACCATCAACCGGGACGGCCCGTTGTTCCGGGACGGCTGGGGCAACTACACCCCCTGGCAGCGCGGCATGATGCTGTCCTACTGGGTAGGCCGGTTCATCGGCTTGCCTACCAACACCACACACTGCCTGTCCGCCATGGACGTCAACTTCTGGCAGTGTCCCCCCAAGAGGCCTGACGAGCCCTACCTGACGTCGGCCGAAGCGTCCCAGGCAGCCGCCTGGTGATGTCCATATCCACGGAAAGGATCTCTATGAGAAAGCTCCTCGCGGTGCTCGTCGGCGTGCTGGCGCTGACCGCCACCATCTGTAGCGCGCCGGCACGTGGCGCCACGCCAACCCCGAACAAGGTATGCCCGGACTGGAAGCTGCGGTCCATTGTCACCGCCTGGCAGGAGCCGGCCGAGGGCTCGAAGGTGGTCTCGGCGAGCAAGGTGGTGCTCACCAAGCCGACCGGCGGTGGCACCGAGTTCGCCACCTACGACGCCGGCCTCACCTTCGACTCGCCGGTGACGATCACGGTGTTCTACTCACTCGACGAGGACGCCGATTACGCCGCCGGAGCGGTCCGCCTGTTCTACTACGAAGAGGCGAACGCGGACACCCTGACCACGGCACCCAAGGCGTCCGACGCGGCCATGAGCGACGTCGGCGTGCTCACCCTGACCGGGGTGACGAAGGTCGGCACGCTGGGCCTGGTGTACGACGCCAGCAACACGGCCGCCGGCAAGGTGACCTTCACTGACCTGAAGGTGGGCGGCAAGTCGGTCAAGTTCACCGACGTGTGCAGTACCCCTTCACCGTCCCCGTCGGTCTCCGCCTCGGCGTCGCCGTCGCCCAGCCCGTCCGCCTCGACGACGAGCGCAGCTCCGGCGCCTTCGGTGTCGACGTCACCCGCCTCGTCCAGTGGCGGCCTGCCGGTGACTGGCACGCCAATCTGGCTGGCCTTCGTTGTGGGCGCCGTGTTCGTCGTGCTCGGCGCGGCAGGCGTGCTGGTGGCGCGTCGCCGCCGTGAGCGGTTCGAGGCATGACGTACGAGCGGCTGTACGAGGCCGCCGTTGATTGCGCCCGAGAGGCGAGGGTCATGGCGACCCGGGGCAGCACGGACATGGCGACGGCTTGGAGCCGGGCCGGTGAGCTGTTCCTGAAGCTGGCCGAGCACAAGATGGGCGTGGACATGATGAAGCCCAAGCCGCCGCCCCCACCGCCTGGACGTCCAGCACCTCGCGACACGCTGGACTACTGAACTGTGACATAGACAAGGCCCCCTTGACTGCGGGTGAGTAACGCAGCTAGGGGGCCTTGTTGTATCCACGGGGAGGATACGAACACCCGACAGCCGTAGCGGGGTTGCCCTCACCGTACCCGAACGCCCGCCGGATCATGTAGAGTCCGGGGACATCGGTTGCCTGGCAACAGAAAAGGCCCCCACCCCTCGGGAGCCTGATCTGAGGTACCAGCCCGCCGAGAATTGTTAGCGCAATTCTGGGGGATGTCTGCATGATAGTTGAGGGCTCGGCCATCCACAATCTTGACCTTCAGTGTGTCCAGGACTGGCTTTATACCCTGTATGGGGGCACGGATGGCTATCTGTCCATTGTGTCCACTTCCAGCTGGGCAGGTCGTAGCTTCGATGGAAGTACGAAGACCTGGAACACTGACGCCACTAGTTACATCAAGAGCCTCGATGCTGCTGGCGCAAAAGGCATCTACGCCCGTGCGACCACGCTGAAGAACCCGCCCGTTGAGGGCCGTGGCGGCGACGAGGACAGCTTTTTCCTGCCCGGCCTATGGGCGGACATGGACGTCGCCGGTCCGGGCCACAAGACGACCAAGCCGCTTCCCCAGACCTTCGATGACTGCAAAAAGATCTTGCACGAGTCCGGTCTGCCCGTCCCCACCCTCTGGGTGTCGTCGGGGGGCGGCTTCTACCCGTGGTGGCTGCTGGAGCGGCCGTGGCGGATTGATGACCGGTTCAGCCGGACGACCGCGTACGAGGTGTCCCGGCTGTGGCACGACGCCATCGCGGCGGGAGCTGAACGGCTCGGCTTCCACTACGGCCCCCTGCCCGACCTGTCTCGGGTACTGCGGATCCCCGGCACGGTCAACCGGAAGGTCGACGGTGACCCCCGCCTCTGCTACGTCGTGGATGGCGAGGGCAGCGGGGAGCGACTGAGCCTAGACGAGCTGGCTGCCTCGGCGGACATCGCCAAGCAGATCATGGACGAGCTGGCTCCTCAGCCCGTTCTCCCCCCCCAGGAGACTCGGCCGCCACTTAGTGGCCAAGCCGTCGGGGACCGGCCTGGCGACGCCCTCGCGGCGAAGATGAGCTGGGCGGAGATCTTGGAGCCGGCCGGCTACCGGCTGTCCCACCGGCGGGGCGTCGAGGAGTACTGGGTACGGCCAGGCAAGGACCCTCGCGACGGCCATTCGGTGACGACAAACTACGCCGGCTCGGACCTGATGTGGGTGTTCTCCACCGAGTGTGAAGGCTTCAACTCCGACACGTCGTACTCGAAGTTCGCCGCCTGGTCCGTCTTGAACGGGTACGGTCTGGACTTCCGGGCAGCAGCGACCGCTTTGAGTGGCGGCGAGCGATTCGAACGAGCCAGTGAGGTAATCAAGGGAATCCTGGGTGAGGATTACGAGGCGCCAGGGCCACCCCCCTCCAGTAACGAGGACCCGGTACAACCGCCACCTCGGCGCAACTACACCCACGATGACATCGGGAATGCCGAACGCATCCGTGACCATTTCGGCGCCCACTACCGCTATGTGAAGTCGTATGGCGAGTGGATGCATTGGGATGGCAAGGTCTGGATTCGAGACGAAAACTCCCGTATCCAATACGCTGCCCAGATCTCGACCGAGATCATGATGGACCAAGCGGCCGATATGGACCGCGAGGCCGGCGACGATGAAGAGAAGAAGGAAGCCGTTAAGGCTTTCAAGAAGCACATCAAGACCTCACGGTCTACCCAGCGCATCCTTGGCGCGGTGTCTCGTCTCGCACCCATGCCAGGCATGTCGGCCCGGCCTCAGGACTTTGACCGAAGTGGACAGTACATAACAGTCCACAATGGAGTCATTGACCTGAACACGATGGAATTCTCCAAGCACGACCCGAAGCGGCTGCTTACACGACTTTTCAATGCCAACTTCAATCCCGATGCCCAGTGTCCACGTTGGATCAAGTTCCTCGAAGAGGTCCTTCCTGACCCGAATGTCCGCGCATACGTCAAGCGGGCAATGGGATACACCTTATTTGGCAAGGCCGACCGCCGTGCCATCTTTCTGCTTCATGGCGAATCGGGCACGGGCAAGAGCCAGTTCGTCGAGGCTCTCGCGACAGTCTTCGGTGACTTCGCTACCACGGCGGCGGCGGCGACGTTCCGTAAGAAGCGTGGCGAAGGTGGCGCAACGAACGACCTTCACGACCTTAAGGGCAAGCGACTAATCAGCTCGTCGGAGACATCGGAGACGTCGGAGCTTGACGAAGAGTTGATCAAGAGATTGACGGGTCGGGACCGAATCACCAGTCGGGACCTCTACGAAAAGAACACGAGCTGGATTCCTGAGGGAGCGATCTGGCTCACCACGAACTTCCTCCCTCGACTCAACTCGGATGACAACGCCATTTGGTTACGCACCAAGCCGATCGAGTTCAGTCAGGTGTATGTGAACACCGAGAATGACGTCCCCAACATCGGTGTGACGATCGCCGAGGAAGAAGCGGACGGCATTCTCAATTGGCTACTAGAGGGCGTACGTGAGTATCTCGCACTGGGCCTGGATGAGCCTGAGGCGGTCAAGCAAGGGAGTATCAACCACCGACGAGAGTCGGACGATGTTGTCCAGTTCCTGGAGGAGCGTCTCGCTGAAGGCGTCCTGCTAAGAACGGAGGGTGAGCGCCTCCGTGTGCAAACGCTCTACCAGCTGTATCGGACTTGGTGCACCAACAATCAGGTCAAGTATTCGCTCACCGAGAAACGCTTCAATAAGCGATGTATGTCTATCGGGCTGAAGAAAGAAAAGATTGGTAGCTATTTCTTCTGGTTAGACCTAAGTGTCAATCCAGCCAATGGACTACTGGGGACCATAACCTAGGGCGGTCATGGTCCCCATAGAGCCCGTCACAGAGCGCGAACGTAGGCACCAAGATCGCCCATGATCTTGTTGGTGCCGGTAATCAGATCGCTCAACAGTTTGACGTGTGTTTCCAGTTGTCCAGGAATGCTTGAGATTGCCTCTTGGGAGCTGTCGCCGAGATTGTTTGCGATCCCGGCGGCAAGTTCCTCAACGTAAGCTCGCTGCTGATACAGCGCTTCCCGATATTGCCTGAGGTCGTATCGATGGGCCAGTACAGTCTCACGTAGCAGCTGTGTGGTGGTCATAGCTCCCTCATGTACTGCGTGAGTTAGAGACCTTCGGCGTACGCCTGAAGGGCGTGGGCGGCCAGGCCGAGCTTGCCGGCACCTTCCTCCACGTCGGTGTAAACCTCGCTGATCACCGTCAGAGCGTCGATGATGTCTTGGCGGCTGGTGCCCTCGAAGACTTGAGCGCACTGAATGTGCGCTTCCGATAGCCGCTCTCGAACGGCCAACATGATCGCCATCTCGCGGTCGATCTTGGTGGCCAGCTCTTGTGCAGCGGCCCTGAGTTCACTGGTGGACATGGATTACAGGTTCGCGGCGTACTGCTCGGACTGTTCCTTGGCGTTCTGGATCGCCCGGATGGCCTCTTCGCCCTGTTCGGCGGCGTGGGCCAGAGCGCTGTTCGCGGCGGCGACCTCGTCGCGACCGCTGGACTCGGTGGCGAGGGCCATCAGCTGCTGGGCTTCACCGAGCTTCTCGATTGCAGCTCGGAAGATGCCGGCCGCCTCCTCAGCCGTGTTGTTCGCTCCGTCGATTGCGGCCTTCACTTCGGCAACGCTTGCCATGGTTGCTCCTCCTGTCGTGTTGGACATATGGCCCTGCTGTTCAGGGCCATCCTCGTATCTGTCTTGCTTCTTGCGCCCTAGGGGTCTCCCCCTTGGGTGTAGTTCGGCCGTCGGGTCAACATGTGATCCAGCGGGTCGGTCGTCGGGATCCGGATCAGCGGCGTCCGCCGGTGGGAGCGCCTCTTCATCACCGGAGACACCTTCTTCGCGTACGACCCATCCAGCACCGGCCTGCTCTGCCTCCTCTTGGCGTTGCTGGCGCCGATGGCTGGATCGGATGCGGTAGCCGTGGCCGTCATCGTCCACGATGGGCAGCGGCACAGTGTCCTCGTCCACCTTGGGCTCCGGCTCGCCAGTCTGAAGTTCGTCCTCTTCGATCAACACGTTATAGAGGCGGATATGGACCGGCACCGTCGAGCCCGGCGGCATGATGATCACCACCCACCCGCCGTCCGGGTGTGGAGTAGCCAGCTGCGGCTTGCCGAGCAACTCGTGGGTGTCCGGATCGTAGACATCCTTGCCGATCACCCAACCGGCACCGGCCCGTAGGCGTCGCCAACTCATCGCCGAATCCGTCCGATGGGAGGTGAGCAGATCGGGCAGTCACGCATCGGGCCGGGACGGTGGCCGCCGCGCTTGCTCGTCGAGCCTTCCTCGTGGATCCGCTTGCGGCGTCGCTGCTGTCGATAGTTCTCGGCGGCCTCGTCGTTAGCCTCTGAAGCACGGGCGATGGCGTCCTGTACCGGCCCCTTGATCACGATGTCGAGGTGACCACCCTCTCGTCCTGGCCGGGTGAACACGCTCATCACCCACGAGTTGTGCCCGGTGTTGGTCAGCTCCACGAACTGCCACTGGTAGGTGTGCTGGGGGACGATTTCCGCCTTGCCGCGATGGCCGGGACCAAGCCTGAAGATATCTTTCCAGCTCATCGAGAACCGCTATCCTCCTTCCAGATCGCATTCCTACAAATGGGGCATTTCGACATGGGGCCGGGTACATGCTGACCGGGCTGGCCCTGCTCAGACTGCTCGTGTACCTCCTGCTGTTTACGCCAGCGCTTCATCGCCACCTTTTGGTTGTGGCTCTTGGAACGCTCCTGGTTGACCAACGCCATGTGCTTCTCGATCTCGTCCCGGCTACCAGTGATGAAGTAGCCCTTCAGCCAGGGACCGGTGGGGTCTCGCCGTACTTCGATTCGCCAGCGATCTTTGCCGGCCAGTTGGGTGGCCTTGACGAAGGGGCGACGGATGACCAAGTTGTGGCTGGCTGGGATGAGGTTGTCGCTGATGTGATACCAAAAGTCACCAAACTTGCTCATTTCCCCCCCTTCTAAGTGGTGTGGAACTTGTCTCCCCCCTGGCAGGCGGGGCACTGGTATCGGGGCACCGGTAGGTGCTTCAGCCCGGTGGGCTGATTCTTCCTTTTAGCCTCTTCGAGCTGTTTGCGAATCTTGCTGTTGAATGTCATGGCCTTGTCGAGTGCGGCCTCGCGGGTGCCGGTGAACGGCATGAAGCCGACCCAAGGTCCGGTCTCGTGGTAGCGCCACTTGATCCGCCAGGATGCGACGCCGGGGAGCTTGTCGACGGTGACGTAGGTGAAGGTGAAGACGGCGAGGTGTTCGCCGCCTCGGGCTGCCTTCCATAGGTGCTTGAGTGCGGCGTCGAGCCAGCTCATGCTCCTGGTTCTTCCCCTTCGGCCTCGATGAGGAAGCGGGCGACGTCGAGTGCGGCTTCGCGGACGAAGGCGGCGATCTGGCCGCGACCGGCGCCGGCCACCCACTTCACCATGTCCCGTTCGTTCTCGGTAACGCGGATGGTGATCCACTTGTCGCGGTTGACAGTTTGGCGCCGATGTCTCTTGGTCGCCTCAGCGGCTGCGGCTTCGATCGCTTCCCGACTGATCAACTTCTCCCACTCTCCCCTCTGTTCGTCGTCTTCGGCTCGCGAAGACTTCCTACGAGCCACCACCACTTTACCCCCTCCCTCCCCTACCGTCAATTGGTCTTCGAAGACGAA